CCACCGGGAAGCTCGCCGACACGCCGGTGCCGATGAACTGCAATGTCCCCATCGCCCGCGCGCTGTCGATCGCCGCCGAACTCGGCGAAGTCAAAAAGCCGAGCGGCTGGTTGACCCCGCTGCCCTTAATGAACGCCATCCCTTCGGCGCGGGCGAATTCATTGCCCACTTCATGCGCCAGCCACTGGCCGACATCGAACATCGCATCGTCGAGCATGTGCTGCGACGCCGCCGGATTGGCGTACAGATCGCCCGATGGCGGGATCACTTCGGTGAAGGTCGGCGTGGTCGTTTCGGGCCGCAGCGCCTCCATTCCGACCCAGCCCGAGGCGAACCCGCCGCTGGCGATCAGCTTGCGATAATTGGAGCTTCCGACCTTGACCACATTGGCGATCTTGCGGATCGGCGAGATCGCCAGCAGCGTCGCGTCAATCTTGTCGTCAATCTCGCGCGGGATGGCATAGCCGCCCGCGCCGACCGTCGCATTGTCGATCGACTTGGCTTCCAGCCCGGCCTCGATCCCGAGCCGCAGATAGCGCTCGGTAAAGTCGCGCGCTTCCGCCGATTTGATCCCGTCGCTCCCGGCACCGACCAGCGCCGGCCGCTGCGCCGCAATCACTCCGTCCTCGATCCGCCCCTTGAGCGCCTCGAGCTCTTGGCGCAGTTCCGCCACCCCCGCCTCATCCCGCTCGATCGCCTCGAACGACTGCTCGAGCTTGTCCGCCTTCACTTCCAACATTCCGTCTCTCCCTCCAAAAAACTCAAAAAAAAGGCCGCGAAAATCGCGACCTGTGTTCACTCTCAACCGTCATCTCGCGAAAGCGAGAACCATGCTACCGCTAGCGCAATTCAACCCTCGACCGCATGCACCCGCGCCAGTTTCTGCATCGGCGTCGCCACCAGGCTGATCTCGATCAGCTCGAGCTCCTGCAGCTCGCGCAAGCCGTCCTTCGCCTCCGCTTTCTTGACCCGATAGCCAAAGCTGAGCCCGTCGAGTTTGCGGCTTGCCAGCAGGACCTCGGCTTTCCGCGCCGTCTCCCCGGGTCCAAGCGACGCAATCACCCGCAAGCCGCGCTGGTCCTCGCTCAGATGCTCGATCCTGCCGATCGGCGCGCCCGGCCGGTGCTGCCACAGCAACGGCACCTCGCGGGCCTTGGCAAGACTTGCCAGAAACGCCCCGGCGCGGACCACATCCCCGCCATTGTCGGGCCGGTCGAACACCGCCGCATAGCCGGCAAATCGAAAGGGTTTCTTGTCCCTTTCGTCCTGAGCGACGCCGAAGCGGCTCATCGGCTCACCAGGTCGGTCAGCCCGGTCTTGACCGCGATTCCGATCAGCAGTGCCGCGAGGAGGATCCGCACCACCCAGCTGACCACCGCCTGGCGCGCGCTGCGCTTGGCGTCGCGCCACGCCGACAATAATTCGCGCAGATCGTCCATGTCGCGCCGCGCCCGCGCATCGTCGAGCCCGAGCGCGCCAAGCGCCCGCGTCGCGCCCGACTGGCTGGCTTCCTCGACCAGCGCGCGAAGCGTCACCAGGTCGACCCCGCGCCCCTCGGCCTGCGCCATCAGCCGCGCCATCAATGCATCATTGGTCATGCACCCTCCTCCAGGTCGAACCCCAATTGGTCGCGCTTTTCGGCGCGGGTCAGGAAGTCGGCCGCGCCGACCTGGCGCCACAGCAATGCCCGGTCCTCGGCCAGTTCGGTGATCTCGTCCTTGTCGACCCGCAGCTCGACCGGCCCCAGCCAGTCGCCCAGTACCTCGGCCAGCCCGCTCAGGATCCTTGTCGCCATCGGCAGCACCGTGTGGCGGATCAGCGCGCGGCCCGCCTCGCGCGCATTGGCGTAGGTCGAATCCCCCGGCAGCCCGACCAGCACCGGCGGCACCCCGAAGGCCAAAGCGATGTCGCGCGCCGCCGCTTCCTTCAGCGCTACGAAATCCATGTCGGCCGGGGTCAGCGCCATCGGCAGCCATTTCATCCCGCCGTCGAGCAGCAATGGCCGCCCGGCATTGGCCGCCCCCGAAAAATGCTCGGCGATCTGGACCTTCAATGCCTCGAATTGCGCCGCCGACAGGCTCGACCCGTCGGCCGGCTCGTAGCTCAGCGCCCCGCTCGGCCGCGCCGCATTGTCGAGCAATGCCTTGTTCCACCGGCTCGCCTTGTTGTGGATGCTCGCCGCCGGGGTCGCCGCCTCGAGGCACCCCAGCCCGTACAGATCATCCTCGGGGTTGAGGCTCTTCAAATGCACCACCTCGCGCCGCAGCAACGCATCGCGCGCCGCATAGCGCACCGAATTGCGACCGCCGCGATAGACATAGGCCGACGCCTGCCCGCGCTCGTCGGTGGCGATGCTGACCCGCTCGGGCCGCATCGGCGCCAGCTCGACCGGCAGCCCCTGGCTGCCCAGCAGCAACCGGCAATAGGCATTGCCATGAAGCAGCAGCTCGGCCGCGATCCGCTCCATCAGCCCGCCGACCGCAACCATCCGCAGCGCGTCCGGATTGGCCGAAAACAGCTTCAGCCCGCCGACCGCACCGGCCACCAGCCGCACCGAGCGCAGGCCCACCGGATTGGTCCGGTACACCTCGCCCAGCTGCGCCGCATAGCCGCGCGCGAACCCCTCCTCGGCGTGCGCGTCCTTCAGCCACGGCGGCAGGCATAACCCCGCCTCTATCGGCGCGCTCTTGGCGCCGAACCAGTCCGACCACATTCCCATATCTGCTCCTGAAATCTACAGCCCGCGCACCCCCGGCACGCTCGCCCGCCCTTCGGCCAGTTCGGTCATCGCCCAGACCATCGCGTCGGCGCGGTCGGGCGATCGGCCCGGCCCTTCGTAGCGCCCGCCGACGGCCAGCCCGGCAAGCTCGTCCTCGAGCCGTGGGAAGCATCCCGCGAACCACGCCCGGCCAGCCTCGAAATAGAGCGCGATCGGCTCGGCCCGCGCCACCTTGCCGCGCGATGCATGGACCAGTTTCGGCCGGATCGATGCCCCCGCCGCGACCAGGCAGCTGCGCACCATCTCGCCGCCATTATTGGCTTCGGCGACGATCCGGTCGGCATTCCACCGTTCGGCCGCCACCGCGACCGCCCGCGCCCAGCCTTCGGGGCTAAGCCCGGCCACGCTCTCGTCGGCCAGCACGACGAACTCGTCCCCGGTCCGCGCCACCACCACGATCCCGCACGCATCCCCGCCGATCCCCGCCGGCGGATCGACCCCGATCACGATGCGGTCATAATCCTCCCCGATCCGATCAAACGTTCGAACTGCCCCCGGCAGTTCGAGGTCATGCCGGGGGCATGACCGACCGTTTGATGGGGGACCAGGTGAGACTTGGTGGCGGGGGTTCGTTGCAGCGCGAAAAGCCCATTCGGTCGGCTCGTCGCAATGCGGTGGGAGGGTGAGGGGCCGCACCCGGCACCGTTCGATCAACTCCCGCGGCCACAGCGACCCTTCGACATCCTCGATCAGTTCGCCGTCCAGTTCCTGCCGCCCGATCCGCGTCCCGTCATAGGTCCGCCGCATCGCCTCGATGAACAATGGCGACAACGACAGATTGTCGTCGGTCCGCCCGCCGGTCTCGACCGCATCGGGCAGCGCCCGGATCGCCTGCAATATTCCCCCCGCGCGCGGCGTGGTCGTGACCAGGGCGCGCGGCCGCATGCCAAGCCTCAGCCCGAGCACCAGATTGCTCCACGCCAACTCCGCCTCGCGCCATTTGGCCAGTTCGTCGGCCCAGGCGAAATGATGTTCGGGGCCGCGCAATCCTTCCGGACTGTCGCCCGAATAGACCATCGCCCGGCTGCCGTTGGGCCAGATCACCATCCGTCCGTTGCTCTTCAGCCGCATGCCGTGGCGCATCGCCACCGACATCACCCCGCTCTGCCCCTCGACCATCACGTCGCGCGCTTCGTCCAGCGTCGCCCCGATCAGCGCGATCCGCCGCTTGGGGCCGCTCATCGCCAGCCCGTGGATCCATTCCGCCCCCGCCCGGGTCTTGCCGAACCCGCGCCCGGCCATCATCAGCCACACCCGCCAGCCCGCGCTCGACGGCGGGATCTGCCCGTTCTGCGCCCAGGTCTCGAAGCTGACGTCCAGCTTGAGCACGTCTTCGGGCTGCATGTTGGCAATGAACCTTTCCTGCGCGGCGTCGGTCGCTCGGGCCAGCGGATGCAGTTCCTGCT